GTAGGCTTAATAGGATAACCAAAGGTTATGCAATGTAGTGCTTTCCATGTATGTGGACCCCATATTTTAGGTAATAATCCATTTAATTTATCTTCATCTTGACTATCAGTAGCACTATTACTATTAGTATTATTATTAAAATTTAAAAAATCAATATCTAATATTTTTTTAGAATCACAATTATGTCTTCCTCCACTTTGTCTCAGAGTATTATGTTCTTTCAATGCACATGAACCTCCATTTGTACATTGTTCGTTGTTTGCTCCAGGAGAATCATTGGAATTATTTGTGCCTTCCATTATATAATTAATAAATATTTTATTTATACCAGTGCGGTAAATAATACATCAAATACTGTAATGTATCAAAAATATAAAAAATTGATTTAATTAAAGAAAACAAAATTGATTCATAAACAAACTTATTATATTCACATAATGAATTTTGTAGATTTACTTGAAAGTAAATCAATAGGTTCCCCCAACACTGAACTTGTAACTATTTTCAGTGGAAAATGTACAGAAGAATTGGAAAATCCAGCAATAGTTTTTCCGTATGAATGTGATGAATTTCAAAAATTCGCCTTTTGTTGTATTGCTAAGGGAGAAGATGTTTTAGCCACAGCCCATACAGGATCAGGTAAAACAACACTTGGCGAATATGCCATTATTGATACAATTAAAAGAGGCAAAAATGTTGTATATACATCACCGATTAAGTCACTATCTAATGAAAAATTTAATGATTTTCGTAAAAAGTTTAGTTCCAGAGACGATTTCGATCTTGGGATTATGACCGGTGATAATAAAATTAATCCTAATGGAAACTGTATAATCATGACCGCTGAAATTTTACGTAATGCATTATATAGATTAAAAAATCCTAATAGAATAGATAATACAAAATTAGATGATCCGAATAATATCGAAATTAAAGAAGAGTTTATTGATAAGTTGGGTTGTGTTGTAATTGATGAGATACATTTCATAAATTTACCAGATCGTGGAACCGTTTATGAGGAAACAATAGTCCTACTAGACAAAGGCGTACAACTAATTATGTTATCTGCGACTATTGATAAAGCCGAACAATTCGCTTCTTGGATTGCTAAAACACGTAACAAACGAATCAATTTAATTCCTACAAATCACAGAGTTGTGCCATTAAGACATCATATTTTTGTCAACGATAAGTTGTATACAGTCCTCGAAAAGGATGATAAATATTTACAAGATAATTTATTGATAGCAAAAAAGGAATATAATGCGAACATTGAAAAAAGAGAAAAAAAACATATGAGTAGGATAGATTTTAATGTAGTAACTGATTTAGTTAAATATCTCAAAAAGCATGATTTATTACAAACTATTTTTTTTTCGTTTTCAAAAAAAAATTGTGAACAATATGCAAATATGGTGACTGAGCCATTACTTACCCATGAAGAAATTAAACATGCGACCGACATTTTTGATATGTCACTCGTTACGACAAAAAATGCAAGTTATGAAAAAATAGACCAATGTAATAATGTAAGAAATCTTATATCAAAAGGTGTTGCATTTCATCATGCCGGATTAATTCCAATTCTAAAAGAAATAATAGAATTATTGTTTAAAGAAGGATTAATAAAAATTTTGTTTGCCACCGAGACTTTCGCTGTTGGCGTAAATATGCCCACACGAACAGTTGTTTTTACCGAGTTAGAAAAATTCACTAATAAAAATAAGCGTTTTTTAACAACAGCTGAATATAAACAAATGAGTGGAAGAGCAGGAAGAAGAGGAATTGATACAGCAGGGACAGTTATTATACTTCCAATATATGATCTGCCTGATGAACAACAATTTAGACAAATTATGTTAGGTAAAATAAACTCGATAACGTCACAATTTAAAATTGACTACCAATTTGTGCTCAAAGTATTACAATCGATAACAATATTAAATATTTCTGATAGTTCAAATAATAATCCTGAAATAAATATAACAAATTCGGATCCCATTACAAATATTTATAAATTTATGAGAAAATCTCTATTTTATAGCGACACAATGAGTATTGCAACTTCCATAAAATACGAACTTCATAACATCGATAAAGATATAAACAAAGTAATTATGTCAATGAAACCAGATACATTGAATTCATCTTTGTTTCAATCAGTTTATAATTCAGAGAAACCTGAAAATACTTTTGGAACATTCGGTGATATAAAAATAACTCCATCAAAGTCTCAAATGAAACAACAAAAACAATTGAAGGCACAAATCAATAGTAATAATAAAGAAGAATATCAAAAATTTGTTAATTATATGATTCTCGCAAAGAAAAAAAAGAATGTCGAAAGAGATTTGGAAATTAATGAAAAATATATCGAATCATCGATCGATCTCGTTGTATCAATGTTGAAAATAAGTGGTTATATTTCTGATGATAATCAAATAATGAAAAAAGGTGTTATAGCAGCACAAATTAATGAATGTAATTGCATACTATTAACCGAAATGATTGAAAATAAAGTATTCAATGGATTATCAGTCCAAGAAATTATTGCTGTAATATCTATTTTTATCGAACCTGATAAAACAGATGAAGATACACAAATTGAATCGCAATCTGGTTCTCTTACGAAAGAAGTCTATAATAGAATTAAACAAATTAAAAAAATTATTGAGCAATATGAAACATTAGAAGATAAAATGAATTTAACTGGAGTGGTTAGTTGGCAAATTTCAACAGACTTTATTGATGCATCATATAGTTGGGCATCAGGTGATCCAATTAATGTAACTGTAAATTTTTTGAATGGGATGTATATCGGATCATTTATTCGGAATATTATAAAAATAAATAATATCGCAAAGGATATGATGAGTTTATGTCAAATCTCGGGGAATATTGATATAATTCCAATACTTGGACAAGTAGAAGAAAAGTTAATTAGAGATGTTGTCACAGTAAATAGTTTGTATTTATCATAATTAAAAAATTGATTTTACCAATTATCTAATAATATTAATTTATCATAAAATTATTCAACAATTTTTATCACAAGTACATAAGTATGTTCAAATTAATTACGTTATCACCCGATCAATTAGACCAATCTAATCAATTAGATCAATCTAATCAATTAGATCAATCTAATCAATTAGACCAATCTAATAAAATAGGATTTATCGGATTCATAGGAGAAAAATTATTTCATCCATTCAGTACAATCAAAGTTGACAAAAATAAACTTAAATATTTAAATGAATTTGTATCAGATGATGTTAAAAATACTATTACAAAATGTGAACGTTTTGATATTAAACATGACGGTTCATGTGGTGCGCTCGTATATGATGAACAAAACAAACAATTTATTCCATTTGCCAGATATGATATTAAAAAGAATTTAAAAGGAGTATTTGAATGCAAATTCAAAACAAATAGATGGATCGAATGTGGTCCTGAACCAACAATAGATTCAGATAGTTCAATACATTGGCCACATTTTAGACCATGTGATGAAGATCCAAGTTCATATAAGTGGTTCATTGAAGCATATGAAATAGCTAAAAAGTATATTGATAGTTTGAATCCTTCGAGAAAATTTTATACATTGGAATACATGGGAAAAAAAGTCAATTGGAAACCATGTGATCCAATAAAACAAAATTGTGTAATTGTTCTACATGGATTACTTCGTATAAATATTCCTCCTGAAAACCGAAATTATGAGGGATTCAAACAATTATTTGAGGAATTTTCTAATATCGAAGGAATTATTGCATATACTGAAACAGGACCGTACAAAATACGACGGGATATGTATGAAAATATGGAATGGCCTAGTAAAATTAATACAAATAATAATACCAATAACCATGAAATTATAAGTTTATCTGAAACTGTTGCATTTATTTAAAATAAAAATAAAAAAAAATTGATGATTAAAAATATTACATAATATATTGTACTAATTAAGTTATAATAATAACTAGATCAGTTTAAAATAAACAAATATTTGATCACTTGTTTATTTGTTTAACCTATCGATATAAGGAACAATAATATAAATTAAACATGGGCGATAAAATTTTAAATCAAATGGATTTATACCGTGAAGAACAACGAAAAAAATATGAACGTAATACAAGAAAACAATATTTAATTGACAAATATAGTAAGCTCCTAATATTGGATTCTTTTAATAGAAGCTTGCATAGGATCAAATATTTTACTAAAAAATATGTTTTACGTGATGTCGCAAACAAAAATTCTTATAAAGAAAATAAAATACCTGGTCTATTTACTTTGAGACTTCAAATGACTGAATTTAATTTGTATACAGCTGATCTACAAAAAAGTATATTAGATGACATTAATAAAGGCAATGAAACCAATAGAAAACAATTAATCGATGAAGTAACAGCTGGAATTACAGAAGATGTATTGAAACAAGCGATCATTGAATCGCTGGGTCTCAATAATATCAATAATGACACAACAGAAAAATGTCCATTGATGGAAACAAAATTATTTACTGTAATGATCGATTTGCGTATATATGGAAAATTTCCAGACATGCCAATTTTTGTTTTAGAAACAGACCAAACATTATATCTGACTGAAGAACAAAAAAAATATATAGCAAAAGTATGGGATAAAATTGATCCTGAAACAACAAATGGCATCAGATATCAACAAATGATTGATTGTTCTAAATCATTAGTTGAACTTTATACAAAAAAATATTCACAAATTGATCCGTCTGATTTAGTTAAACCGGCTGAACCTGCGAATCCACCAAAAAATCCACTACCTGGCAAATTTACTATAAATATTCCTGATCCTGATAAAAATAAGCATCCCAAAATAATGTCATTCAGGGATCTTAAAAAATAATTTTTTTATTAAAATAAAATAAAATAAAATAAATAAAAATAACCAAATGATGATTTAATGATGATTTAATTATGATCTAATCTTCAGGTGGAGCGATCTTAACCTTTGGTTTCTTCAGAGCAAGACCCAGAACACGGTTAATCTTGCTGAGATGGACAGAGTTGATGACAGCCGTACCATTCTCGTAACTCTTCGTAGTACCCTTAGGAAAACCACAATCTTGATCGAGTTGGTCTTGAGTCTTTTTGAGTTCATTTCGCTTTTGCATGATCTCCATTTGCATCTCTTTTGGAGACTTGACAAGAGCGACTTCTTCCCTGTCGATCTTTGCCTTGTTAGCATCAGACTTGTTTTGAACGTTCTTGCCTGCACCAAACTTTGCAACGGTTGAAGTGTTGCCTTGGCGAGCCTCTTCAGCTTTGGTCAGCTTCTTACGAAGAACGAGGGTTTCATACTGATTTCCTTCCATTTTGTTTTATGATTGATCTCTGTACTAGAGTGTATAAGGTTATTCTTTAAATAATAAACCCCTCAATGATTAGGATTTTCATCTTTTTTTGATAAAAAATTGAAATAATTCAATAATTGAATAACCTATTGGATTTCCTACATGAACCATATTTCTTTGCATAATAGCAAACTTTAAGCGAACTTCAAGCAAATCCCAAGCAAATCCTCAAACAAACAGTAAGCATGTCTTTGGCTGAGTCTTACACCGCTTCTCAGATGGCTTTGCGTCAGCATCTGGAGTACGAGGAACTTGTTCAGAAGATGTTGGCGCTGAATGCAGAGGAACTGCACAAGGAGGAAATGCTGAATGTTGATGAGCTTACATCTCATGATGAACTCGCCGAGCAGATCGGTCTCCTGCTTAAGCAAGATCAGCAGGTTTTGACAGACCAGTTGTTTGCACTCAATTTGGCGCTTGGTGACATCGATGACGCAGATTTCGGTGTTGTTCACGACGTCGCCCATGGCATAGATGTCATGGATGATCCGGATGTCATGGACGCCGACGTTCATCATCCAGACAATGGTGCTGAGGGACAGGGAGAGTTTTCCATGAAGCGTCAGCATTCTATTGGAGATGATGGTTTCCTTGCCAGAAGCAACGAACTGACGTTTCAGGGGAAACCATCGTTTCCATGAAACGTCAACACTCTGTTGGAGACGATGGTTTTCCTTGCCACAAGCAACGGACTGATGAGTCTTGAAATTTCTTTTTTCTATTTTTTTTATTTTTTATTTTAGTAAAACATTAAATATATAAAAAGATATCACCCGATATATATTATATATTTAATATTTACATAAATTTTTAAAACAAACATGAATAATGATTTTTCTGTAACCATCTTGGGCAAGATAAGATCGAATAATAATACATTGAAAGAAATGGATAAATTATTTTCCGATCAGTATCTCGATGTGGTTACAGCAGAAACAAAATTAAGAAATCTTAATGTAAAACTTATGAATCTTAATATTGTTAGAACAATCAACTCGAATACTGAACAAGTAAATATTTATACACAAGAAGTCAGCGTCATTGTAAATAATCTAATTAATGTAGCGAAAACAACAAAAAATCAAATGGTAAATAGACAAAAATTAATAGAATATTCGTTCAATTTAGAGCAAGTTTATAGATCTACTCTCGCATTGGAACAAAATAATAATAACAATATTAATAATAATAATAATGTGATTGATTTTTCAAACATAATTGAGTATAATAATGTTGTTAATTACGAACATAATAATATTGATATAACAGAAATGGATATCGAAACGGCAACATCAACAACTATATCACAACATATGACTGAAACATATAATAAAATTAGTGATAAAATGAGAGAATGTTTTATGTTACATAATAATATTTCTGACAGATTGAGAGGAACATTTAATGTGAATCCTGTTGTGCTTCAGTTGGAATGATATTATTAATGAGTGTATTGATTTTGTTAATGTCATAAATATTTATGATATTAATACAATTATTTAATATTACGAATTTCATTTATATAATTTTTAACTTCTTCTATTGTTTTATCGCTTCTTCCGAATTGGATTGCCATACATACTAACTGACAATTATCAGCTGTATGAAGTTTTGAATTATCTATTCTATCGAGTGACATTTTAAAAGAAAATTTAGAAATGTGTGCATTAATAAAAGGTATTCCTGTCTTGCACATATATTACAATCTTTTACAGCACATAATCGTTGTTTATGACCACTCGGTAAAATTTTATATTTATATCCAGTATCAAAATTTAATTTTTCATTTCCATGATGTTTTCACATTTTCCACTTCCATCATCAAGAGCTTTATTCATGCATTTTGATGTACATAGTTTATTAACAAGTTTGTAATGTGTACAACATAAATCATTTTTCTCAGCCCTTGCTAATAGTTTACAATCCGTAACTTTACATAATTTATTTCTCGATCCACTTGGTGATGTTTTGAATTCGGTTGTTTCTTTGAATGTAAATGACATAGTGTTTGAATATTATTTGATATATCAATATATATTTGACTAAAATTATGTTTAAGCTTTTTAATGTTTATTAAAAATTGAAAGAAATTAAAATAATATTCTATTTAAACATACAATCAATATAGTTATATTCATATTACTTTCTGAATATTACTGATAACATGGCACAAAGATACAAACGTGTTCCAATTATTGATAAAGATAGGTGTAAGCCTACCAAGTGTCAAAAGGAGTGCCAAAAGGTCTGCCCCCCACAGAAAATGGGAAAAGAATGTATTTCCATTGTTGATATTGAAGATGTTGGTAAATTGGTTAAAATTCAACCATTGAACAAAAATAACGTTAAAAAAATTGCCAAAGTTAATGAAGACATATGTATTGGTTGTAATGCTTGTAGTCGTGTTTGCCCTTTCAATGCTGTAATAATGTGCAATTTGCCTACAGAACTAGATGGCACAGGCATTCACAGATATGGTGAAAATGGTTTCAGAATTTATCGTATGCCTGTACTCAAACCCAATTGTGTGACAGGGTTGTTGGGGCAAAACGGAATCGGGAAATCAACGATTGTAAGCATACTATCGAATAAAATGAAACCCAATTTTGAAGTACAAAATAAGATATTGCCCGACAATGAAATCATTTCAAGATTCAAAGGTTCTGAAATGCATAAATATATGACAAAACTTTATAATAATGAGTTGAAAGTCAGTTTAAAACCACAGCATGTCGACGCATTAATTTTGTACCTTAAATCAAAGAAAATGGATCCGACAGTTTCAGAATATTTAGAATCAAAAAGTGAATATAAATATGATCCTAATCAAGGTAATGATGAAGGTAGTCAATGGTTTAAACGAGTCATAACAGAATTGGAACTCGATAAGATTGCTAATTCCAAGGTAGTAACGTTGAGCGGTGGAGAACTTCAAAGACTAGTTTGCGCGACAACATTATTAACAAAAGCGGACGTTTATATATTTGACGAACCAACGAATTATTTAGATATAAGGAAACGTTTAGATATGGCACATCTTATTAATCATTTAGTTGGACCCGATGTTTATGTGTTAGTAATCGAACATGATCTGACAATTCTTGATTATATGAGCGAATATGTTTGTATTATGTACGGAACACCTGGTGCATTTGGTATTGTGAGCATTCCAATGAGTACAGCAAATGCTATAAATACATATTTTGAGGGATATATTGCGGCAGAAAATATGAGATTTAGAGAATCAGAATATAATTTAATGGGACTTAATGTACCGGAAAATGATACTATTATTAATGAATACCAAATGGAATATAAAGGAGGTGAAGTTATTTTTGATAACTTTCACCTCGAGATCCGAAATGGATCCGTGCCGATGAAATCTAGTATAACTGTTATTTTGGGCGAAAACGGATCAGGAAAGACAACATTTATTAATCATTTGGTTAAAGAATTAGATATATCAGTTAGTTTCAAGCCACAATACTTATCCATAGATAAATTCGTAAACAAAGATGGAACATATCCAACAGTTAGAGATTTTTTACTGAATAATATTAGATCAATGTGTATAGAACCGATGTTTATCAGTGATGTAATTAAACCAATGAATATGGAGAAAATATATGACAGAACATTAAATGAATTGAGCGGTGGTGAACTACAAAGATTTTTCATAACGTATTGTTTAGGCGCAAACACACATATATATCTA